TCCGAGCACGTCAAGCACACCAAGCACAACGGCGGGATCGAGGGCGTCGCCGAGCGACTGAAGCGCAACGTGATGGCGAAGGTCGGAATCATGGGCGAGAAGGCCCAGGCCGAACACAACGGGATCACGAACGTCGAGCTCGCGGCGATCCACGAGTTCGGCGCTCCGGCCGCTGGCATCCCGGCGCGCTCGTTCCTGCGCGCGAGTCTCCGGGCCCGGCTCGACGAGATCAGGCCGGTGCAGGAAATGGTCGCGAAGGCGGTGGTCCACGGCAATATGGACGCCGAGCGGGGCGCCGGACTCATCGGCGCGAAGGGTGCGGCGGTGGTCAAGCGATACATCACGGACGGCCAGGTCACGCCGCCGGACAGTCCCCAGACGGTTGCCCGCAAGGGCTCAAGCCAGACCCTGGTCGACACCGGCCAGCTCGTCGGAGCCGTGTCGTGGGAGGTCCAGAAATGAGCCTGAACATCGCGATCGACTACCACTCGACCGGCACGTACAACGTGATCCGCCGCGCGCGCGGCCCGGTCTCGGGCGGTGTCTACGCCCAGCCGCCGATCATCTCGCTCGCCGTCTTGGCGTCCAACGTCGACTACATCGGCGACACGCTGATCGTCCCCGGCCATGGCCTGTCGAGCGGCGCCGGCCCGGTCTACGCCTCGACGGACGACGCCCTGCCGGGAGGGATCTCCGCGTCGCCGGTGCCTCTATGGATCGCGCGCGTCGACGACGACCGGATCGCGCTCGCGGCCGATCGCGCCGCGGCCCGGCTCGGGGCTCCCATCGTGGACATCGCCGACCGCGGGACCGGGACGCTCTCCCTGGGCAGCCGCTTTGCTGTGCGTGCCTCGGTGCAGCCGACGGACGGCCACGAGCTCCGGGATCTGGTCGAGGGCCAGCGCGTCGAGAACACGTACCTCGTGCTGACCCGCGAGCAGCTCCACAACGGCGAGGGCGACTGGGAGCCGGACCTGCTCGAGATCGACGACGAGACCTATCGGGTCGACAAGTGCCAGCGCTGGGTCCATTGGGGCGAGCGGCACTACGAGTCGATCGTCAGCCGCGTAGACGTACCGTAGGGCTTTGACAGCCCGCCCGCTTTTGCAAGCGTGGCTTCCGATGAGCGCGATCGGGTGGACCAGCATCCAGGCGGCACTAGCCGCATGGATCACCGCGTCCACCGGGATTCCGACGGTCCTTTGGTCGTTCCAGGCCGGCCCCCAGACGCCTCGGCCGTTCGTGTCGCTCGAGCTGCAGGAGATCGCGCAGCCGGGCTCCGACTGGTCCGTGCGCGACTTCGACGCCGGCCGCGCGCCGGGCCAGGAGATTCGTCGCCGCGTCCAGGGGCAGCGCCAGGCGCAGCTCCGGCTGCAGTTCTTCGCCGAGGCTGCGCAGGGTGGTCTCGGTGCGATGTCGGCAGCCACCGATGCGATGGCCGCGCTGCCGCTCTACGTCGACGACATCGACGCGGCCGGCGCCGGTGCCGGCACCATCGGCACCATTCAAGGGCTCGAGGGCCGCCGCGGCAGCATCCTCGAGACTCGCGCGGTGACGTCGCTGGTCCTGCATGTGGCCACCGAGGTCGAGCGCTTCGAGACGTACATCGAGCGTGCCCGCGTAACGCTCAACGACACCATCACGGTCGTGGTCCCGCCCACGTAGGAGAAGCGCATGTCACTCGATCAGCACGTACAGGTCACGCTCCTCGTCAACAGCTCCGGCGTCGCTCGTCGAGGCTTCGGGACGCCGATGATCCTGTCGCACAACGCGTCGTTCTCGGATCGCATCCGGTTCTATTCCAGCACCGCGGGCGCGGTCGAGGATGGTTTCGCCACGGACTCCCCGGAGGTTCGAGCGCTGGGGCGCATGCTCGCGCAGCAGCCGCGCCCCGTGCAGGTCGCGATCGGCCGTGCGGCTTCGGCAGTGACCCAGAAGTACGAGCTATCCGTCGAGGGCGGCTCGGTTGTCGTCGGTCACACGTACTCGGCGCGCATCGAGGGCGAGGGCGTCGCCGACACCACGTGCTCGTACACCGCGCAGGGCGGCGACGATCAGGACGACGTGTTGACGGAGCTCAAGGCCCTGATCGATGCCGTGGTCGGAGCCAACTTCGCGACCAGCGGACCGACGAGCCATATCCTGCCGCTCACCGGCACCGCGCCCGGCGACTGGTTCTCGGTCGGCGTCACGCCGCGCTCTGGCCTCAAGCTCGCGCAGACGCACGACGCGCCGAGCGGCACCACGCTCGCCGACGACCTCGACGCGATCGTCGCGGCCGTCCCGGACGGCTCGGATTTCTACTGGGTGGAGACGCTCTACAACAGCGAGCCGTACATCGACGACGTCTCGAGCTGGGTCGAGGACAACGGCCGTTTCTACGTCGCCGCGAGCTGCGACAGCGACGCCGCGAACGTGTCGACCGGCGACACGCCGACGGATGCGCCGTACGAGATCAACCTGGGCGGGCTCAAGCGCACCGCGATGCTCTATCACCCGCGGCCTGCCGCGTTCGCCGATGCCGGGCTCGAGGGCCTGCTCGCGCCGCGCACGCCGGGCTCGTACACGGCCGCGTACAGGACGATCGTCGGCGTCGAGGCCACGAGCCTCACCGACAACCAGGCCGCCAACCTCGCCGCTCGGCGCTGCTCCTACTACAAGCAGGAAGCGGGCGTCTCGTTCCTGTGGCAGGGCCAGGTCGGCAACACCGACAACGGCTTCCTCGACGTCACGGTCGGCCTCGACTCGTTCGTTAACGATATGCAGGTCTCGATCTTCAACGTGCTCAAGGGCAAGGACAAGGTCGGCTTCGACGACTCCGATATCTCGATCTTGACCGGCGCGGGCAAGGGCGTGATCGCGCGCGGCATCAACGCGGGCATCTGCGCCGCCGGTACGCCCGGCGACCCGAACGATCCGGTGCCGACGATGTCGTTCCCGCGCGTTGCCGACATCGATCCTGCCGAGCGGGCGATCCGCGAACTGCCCGATGGCCAATGCTCGTTCCGCTACAACCACGCCGTCCACAAGGTCCTCGTCGACGTGACGGTCACCCCGTAAGGAGACGCAGCCATGGCCCTCTATCAGTACAATCCTCTCCGCATCGCCGGCTCCTTCGTGGGCACGGCCAAGGGGCGCCCCTTCGCGGTCCAGTTCGTCGGCGTGATGGACGGGACGTTCTACAGCGCCGAATATGACGAGGCGCGCGTCACCAAGCACGCAGGCGGACAGGGCGATCACTCGTTCGTGATGAACGCGAGCAAGGGCGCCAAGCTCAAGGGCACGTTCGTCCAGGGCTCGCCGACCAACGACGACCTCTCCGACCTCATCCCGGACGCCGAGCGTAACTACATGCCGGTCGGCGTGCTGCACCTCGAGGACCTCAACGGGTCCACGGTGTTCATCAGCCACGAGGCTGTGATTTCGACCGTCGCGAAGGTCGAGTTCGGCAAGGACCTGATCGGCCGTGAGTGGGAGTGGGAGTGCGGCAAGACCGAGATCTTCGTCGGCGGCGCCGAGGACGAGTAGCCGATGGCTCGACTCGTTAAGGACACCGTGGCCGGCATCGCCGTGGAGGCGCAGCCGCTGCCGTTCAAGCAGGCGCAGGAGCTCCTGCCCGACATTATGCAGGTGGTATCTACGCTGCTCTCGCACCTCGGCGCGGCCGATCTTAGCCTCAAGGACCCGACCACACTGTCCACCGCGATTTTTGCCCTCGGGCGTCAACTGGGCGACGGCAAGCTGGCGTACCTAGCGCCCAAGGTCCTGGCCTGCACGGTCGCAGTCGCCGACGATCGCCGCTACGAGCTCGGCAACGATAAGCATCGGGCGGACTTCTTCGATGCCCACCCGGAAGCCTACCTGCCGACGCTGATGTTCGCCGGGAAGGTGACGTTCGCCGGTTTTTTTCGCGGAGCCGTCCCAGCAGGCGGCGGGACCCAGACCGCGTCGCCTTAACCCATCTCCAACCGGAGCATACGATGTACCCGAGCGGCTATCGCATCGTACGCGCCGGCATCTGCTCCCACGGAGAGCTCGAGGCGATGAGCCTCGACGATGTCGATCTCTGGAACCTCTGGCTCGATGCCGAGGACGAGGCGGCATTCATCGCCAGCAAGAGGGGCGGTAGGTAGCTATGGCCACCGTGATCGACGAGCTCGTCGTCCTGCTCGGCCTCAAGGTCGACGAGGGCGAGTTCAAGAAGGGCGAGGGGCACGTTTCGAAGCTGCAGGAGCGCATCTTCGAGATGTTCTCGTTCGAGAAGGCCAAGGAGGGTATCGCTGGCCTGTTCGAAATGACCGAGGGCGTGGCCGAGCTCGGCGAGCACGCGATCCAGACGTCGAAGAAGATCGGCATCGGTGTCGAGGCGGTGCAGGAGCTTGGTTACGCGGCCAAGTTCGCCGGACTCTCCCAGGAGGAGCTCGAGATGTCGCTCGGGCACCTCAACAAGAACCTGACCGAGCTGGCGCATGGCAAGGGCGAGGAAGCCGCGGACGGCCTGAAGCTCCTCGGGGTATCCGCGCAATCGCTCAAGGGCAAGTCTCCCGACGAGGCACTATCGACGCTCGCGGATGCGTTCCAGAAGATGCCCGACGGAGCGGCCAAGACCACCGCGGCCATGGATCTGTTCGGGCGCTCGGGAAAGGACCTGATCCCGCTGCTCGACAGGGGCTCGGCCGGCATTGGCGATCTCCGCAAGGAGGCCGTTGATCTCGGCGCGGTGATGAGCAAGGACACCGCCGAGGGGATGGAGAGCGTCCTCGAGGACCAGAAGAAGCTATCTGCGGCGTGGCAGGGTGTGAAGATCCAGATCGTCTCGGCTCTCGTCCCGGCGCTCAAGGACCTGGTCGGCCGGCTGCTCGAGTGGGTCAAGGCCCACAAAGAGATCATCGCGGGCGCCATCGAGCGCGTCGTCTCGGCCCTGGCGACGGTGTTCGGCGCGCTGGCCGACGCCATCGGGTTCGTGCTCGACCTGATGGGCGACCTCGACGAGGGCGGCGACACGCTGGGCGACGTGCTGATCGCCCTCGGCGCGATCATGCTCGCGTTTGGCGCGAAGGCCGCGGCGGCGTGGCTGATGGCTCTGGGGCCGGTCGATCTACTCATCATCGCGATGGCGGCCGTCGGCGTGGCCGTCTCCTACCTGGTCAACCACTTCGACAAGGTGAAGGAGGTGGCCGGCAAGGTGTGGCGCTGGATCGCCGACAAGGCCGAGTGGATGGGCCGAGGTCTCAAGCGGGTGGGCCAGGCGATTGCCGCGCCGTTCATCGCGGCGTTCGAGTTCGTGAGAGATGCGATCGAGAAGGTCGTCCAGTTCGTAAAGGACTCGATCGCATGGATCGAGGACAAGGCGTCCCACGGCTGGCTCAACAAGGTGATCGGCCTAGCTGCCGGAGGCACGACTGCTTCGCTGGTCACGCAAGCCGCGGACATGGCGCATCAGCCCTCGGTCGCGGGCCCCTCGGTGGGCGGCGACGTTACGATCAGCGTAGACGCCCCGGTTACGATCCACGCCGAAAACGCGGACGCGCAAAAGGTCTACGACATCGCCAAGGACGCCGCCAAGGACATGCACCAGCAGGCCGTGCGCGAAGCACTCGACGCGCATCGCGGAGGCATCCAATGATCGAGATCGGCGGATACCGTTTCGACTTGGCGAAGTCCGAGCGCCTCACCTACGAGGCCGACGTCACCGAGCATCCGGTCGAGAAGGGCGCCGACGTCACCGATCACATCCGGGCCAAGCTCGCGGCTATCGAGGTCGAGGTCGTCTGCTCGGACACGCCGGTCGGCCGGATTGCGCTGGTCCGCCAGCTCGACGGCGACGGGTCGGCCACGCCGAGCAGGGACGCCCTCGAGAAGCTCCGGGCGATGCACTTCGCCAGGCAGCCGGTCAAGTACATCGGATCGTTCGGCGTGTTCGATACGATGGCGATCGAGTCGATCGAGACGACCAAGGACGCGGCAAGTCAGCACGCCCTGATCGCCACGATATCGCTGCGCGAGATCCGCATCGTTGAGACCGAGCGCACCAAGATTCGCGCGGTCGTCGGCGCCGGGAAGCGATCGGATCGCGGCCACGTCGTGCCGGTGTTCAACGCAACGAACACGCAGATCTTCGTGGTGTCGCGGCCCACCGAGGACCGCAGGACGTTCGTGGCGCGGTATGGCGTGCCGCTGCTGACGACCAATCCGCAGCTGCGCGCGATGTCCAATCACACCAGCATCGAGAACGAGCCCTTCGCTGGCCTCTACTCGGGCTCGGGCATATACGACCACTACAACTACGGCGCCGGCCCGAAGAACATCCAGCCCGACGGGTTCGTGCAGGACCACAAGTACTACCGGCTAAGCAAGGGCTGGGTAAAGGACGCGGATGGCCAGTGGAAGGACACGTTCCACGGCAACAGCGTGACCAAGGAGCCTCCGACGTTCCAGACGGACGTCGAGAAGGACGCCAAGGAGATCAACGACACATGGGACGCGGTCGGCACACTCGGCGACGTCCTCAGTGTGCCCACGAGGTGAACCATGGCCGATACCGCAACCATCATCAGGCTGCCGATCGAGCCTTCGACCGATCATCAGCGGTTCTCGTCGACGATTGACGGCGCGACCTACGTATTCGAGGCACGATGGAACGTGGTCGACGAGTCCTGGTATCTCGACGTCTACGAGGCGGACGGGGCGACCGCGATCGTCTACGGGCTGCGGGTCGTGCTTGGCGCCTACCTGGGGCGCACGACGCCGCACAAGCTGTTTCGCGATGGCGCGCTGATCGCGACCGACGCCGCGCATCGTCACCAGGAGGCCGCGTTTGATGACATCGATCGGCGCGTCATCCTGCAGTGGATCCCGGCCGACGAGATCATGTCCCGGATCTCGTTCTCGCAGGCCCAGAACAGGACGCCTCCGACGTGAGGCTGTTCGATCGCGTCTTCTCGCTGACCCTGTTCGCGCGCGCCCCGCTGGCGGACGGCGACTACTTCCGCAAAGTCGGAGACGCGATCAAGATTGAGCAGATCGTGGAGTCGGATCCGGCCCTGCGCATCCAGTTCTCGGTGAAGAAGGATCTGGCCGCGACACCCAACCGAGGGCAGATCACGATCTCTCAGCTCGCTCCGTCCACCCGCATGGCGATCGAGCGCGCGCGGCTGGGCGTCCAACTCGCGGCCGGCCACGACGGTGCGCCTCGGCTCCTATTCTCGGGCGACGTGCGCCGGGCAACGAGCGAGCGCGTAGACAACACCGAGATCGAAACGAAGCTCGAGCTCGGCGACGGCCTGGTCGCCTATTCCACCGCTCGCATGGACCGCGCCTACAAGCGCGGCGTCCCGATGCGCAAGGTGCTCGAGGATGCCGCCGCCTCGCTCGGGCTCGACCTTCCGCCCGAGCTCGCGGCCGATCGCGTTCTCGACCAGCCGCTCACCACCGGGCTCACCGCGCAGGGCACGACGCGGGACATCCTCGATCGCGTCCTGGGTCGGTTCGGCTACGGCTGGTCTATGCAAAACGAGAGACTCCAGATCATGCGCGTCGACCAGGTGCGCGAGGGAGACATCTTTCTCATATCGAGCGGCGCCAAGGGGGCCGCCGACACGGGGATGATCGGAGTGCCGCAGCGAACGACGCCGGACTCATTCGGGTCCTCGAAGTCCGGGAAGGCCCAGAAGCCCGAGTCCAGCAAGTCGCATCCCGAGATCAAGGCCGAGACTCTGCTCTGGCCAGACCTCGAGCCGGGCGCGCGTGCGCGGGTCGTCTCCGAACTGTGGTCGGCGGACGTGAAGCTGACCGACGTAGAGCACGAGGGCGACACGTGGGGCGATAAGTGGAGCACGTCGGTGACCGGGAGGCCGATCTCGTGAGCAGCGACATCCCGCGCGATCCGTCGCTGGCGACGCTGCTCGATGTGCTCCGCGACCGGCTGCTCGCCGACGTCCGCATCTCGCTCCCGGGCCGGGTTGACAGCTTCGATGCCGTCCGCGGCACGGCATCGGTCACCGTGCTCGTGGACGACGTCCATCTAGACGCCGATCAGTCTCGGGTCGCGAGGCCGACGATCTGCCATGACGTCCCGGTGCTGTTCCTGCGCGGCACGGCCGGCGGCATCACCGTCCCGGTGCGTGCGGGCGACCCGTGCTGGGTGTGGTGGGCCGGACGCTCCATCGAGCAATGGAAGGCGACCGGCAAGGGCGGCGACCCGCGCGACGACCGCCGGCACGATCCGAGCGACTGCGTGTGCCTTGTCGGCGCGTTCGCACCGGCCGCAGGCGGTGTGGTCCCGCAGGATGCCGTGGTGGTCAGCGCGGGCGACGGCGTGACCGTCAAGCTCGGCGCGGCAGCGTCGCTCGGCGTCGCTCGGCTCAACGACACGGCGGATCTCGACTGGGGCCGGATCCAGACCATCCTGGATGCCCGGTACAACGTGAGCTCACCGGGGAGCGTCCTTACGACGGTTGCCGCAGGAACCGGCGGCGATGACGCGACGATCTCGAGCGCGAGCTCGAAGGTGAAGGCGGAATAGACCATGGTAGCCACCCTCAAGAGCACCGACCCCCTGGACGCGGAGCTCGACACTGCGACCGGCGACGTCATCATCGACGAGCAGGGCCTCCGGCTGATCGGCGGCATATCGGGCGTCGCCCAGCTGATCGGCATCGCGCTGCGGCTGTTTCGCGGTGAATGGTTCATGAACCTGGACGCCGGTGTGCCCTGGTTTCAGGACATCCTCGGCCAGAAGTACGACGAGGCGACCCTGCGCCGTCGGCTATCCGACGAGATTGCCACGGTGCCCGGCGTGTCCTCGGTGACCGCGCTATCCATCAGCCGGGACTCGGCGGCGCGTACGGTCTCGATCGCCTGGGGCGTGATCGTGGAGTTCGTGGACATCGAGCCGACCGCTCTCGCGAGCACCACCGTCATCCCCGTGACGACATGACACACCTTTGCAAGCGTGGATCGCGATGACGGTCCTCGGCCTGACCCCGGATGGATTCCGCGCTGCCACCACCGCGGAGATCCGCACCGACTTGGAGGCCGAGATCCGCGCACGGTGGGGCCAGAGCCTCGTGCTCGGCGACCGGAGCTTCCTGGGCCATCTGGTCGGCATCGTGGCCGACCGCTGCGGAGCGGCCTGGAGCAGCACGGAGGAGGTCAACTCCTCCCAGGACCCGGACAAGGCGACCAAGACCGCCTTGCGCGCGCTGTGCGCCCTGACGGGCACGTTCCCGAGGGAGGCGACGTCGTCCAGCGCCGATATCGTTCTATGCGGCGATCCGGGGACGCCCGTGGCGGCCGGCAATCGCGTGGCGACGGAATCCACCGCCTCGGCGTTCGATACGATCGGCGACGTTACCCTCCTGGCCCTCGATGCCTGGGTCGCGACCGCCTCCTACTCCGTGGGAGATCGGGTCACCAACTCGAGCCGCTGCTACCAGTGCCTCGAGGCCGGGACCGCGGCCGGCTCCGGCGGGCCGACGACGACCGACGACGACATCGTCGACGGGACCGTCCACTGGGTCTACCTCGGCGAGGGGACCGCGGCGGCCGACGGCGTGGCGACCTCGGAGGATACCGGCCAGATCGTCGCGGCCGGCGGGGATCTGACCGTCATCCTGACCCCGGTTGGCGGCTGGCTGTCCGTGCGCAACCTCAACGACGCCACGCTCGGCTCCGACGAGATGAGCGACGAGGAGCTCCGGCTGTTCCGCGAGGCCGAGATCCGCGCGCCTGCCGATGGCTCGCCCGACTCGATCCGCGCCCGGCTGCTGGCCCTCGATGGCGTGGTCGCGGCCTCGGTGTTCTTCAACAACACCGACGAGACCGTCGACACCGATCCGCCCCACACCGTCGAGGCGCTGGTCCGTGGCGGCGACGACGACCGCATCCGGGAGATCCTGTGGTCCTCGGTCGCGGCCGGCATCCGCACCGCGGGAACCGAGATCGGCACGGTGGTGGACTCGGAGGGCAACGACCAGACGGTCCACTTCTCGCGTCCCGATGACGTCGAGATCTACGTGGACATCACGCTAACCGCCTTCGCGCGCAACTACCCCGGAGACGCCGCGGTGCGCACCGCCGTGGCGGCCTGGGGCGACACGCTCGCGACGGACTACGACGTGATCGCGGCCGCGGTCTCGGCGGCGGCATTCCGCGTCGCGGGCGTGCTGGACGTGCCACTGGTGAAGATCGGCACCGCTCCTAGCCCGTCCACCTCGACCACGATCCCGATCTCCAAGCGGCAACTGGCGGTGTTTTCGCCGACGCGAATCACGGTCACAAGCTCGTTCGACACCCCCTGA